GAAGCTACTGATTCCCGTAGGATGTTTGTTTTCGCCGGGTTGAGGGAATGTAAATAACAAACTGCGCCCGGAGAAGTTCCTTCCAAGTTGCTTTCGGACAGGGGTTCGATTCCCCTCGGCTCCACCATTAGAGTATAATCCGAACCACTTTATAATAGGAGTGTTGTTCGGACAGACAACAAAGCACCGACAAGGTTAATCGCCCTGTCGGTGCTTCGTTTTAGGAGGACTATATACTCAATCGCTTTTCAGCGGATAGAGTCATTGTTATTCCTCTTCTTTGACTTCGGGCAGACCTGCCACGCTTGTCAACAGGGAGAGAATACCTGCAAGGGCGGCGGCACTTGCTACCATCACCCAATTTACTTCGCCGATAACTGCGGCAGTACCGATAGTTGCTACGGCGGTCTGTGCTACTGTCTTGATAGCACGAACTCCTGCGGCTTTAAGCCAATTCATAGTGAAAACCTTTTTCATCGTCTTTTACCTCCTTAGACTTTGGTAAGATATTTTTTATCGACTGCACCCGTAACTGCACCCGTTTTCTGCGTGGAAACAACTATACGAGAGCCATCGACATCACGAACATAAAGCGTTTTGCCATAAACCCAAGACTGAAACTTAGAGGTCTTTCCGTAAACAGGGGCGTTTGCCGCCATTTTTACTTTATCGCCCTCCTCGAAAACGACTTCGGGTTCTTTCACAGGTTCTTGTTTCGCAGGTGCATCTTCCACAACAGTCGTTGCGATGAACGCATCTGTGAAACCTGCTGCCTTTGCTTTCTCCAAACATTTTTCTGCGTTCTCCTTTTTGGAGTACGCACCGATTTGAACTCGATACATAACTTTACCCTCCTGTGTAGTAATGTTGAGTCTCTTATTGACCTCTGCGATGATTTCATCGTGTCGGTCGTAGAGGTACTTGCCCGGACACGATTTGTTTGCATAATCTCTATGTACGGTAACATTGCATCCGTTAGTGTGATTCACTCTATCGGATTTGTTATCAGACCAAACCAACTTTTTGATGCCGTTTCTCTTACAGATGTCGGTAACAAGGTCGAGCATAGCAGCGAACGCTTTATCGTTTACTGCATAGGGTTCGGTCGTATCACTCGCAACCTCAATGGTGATAGCACGATGGTCGTTGGATGCAGAAGAAGTACACCAAGAACGATTCTTCTCTTCGACATACATACCGATTCTACCATCGTAACCTACGCCGTAGTTAGAGGATGCCTGTCTCGAAGTAGGTGCAAATACTTGACCGAGAACTTCGACAGAACATTGACCGACCACGCAATGAATTGTGATGGTGTCAATGGCGTGATTTCTCTGTCCCGAATGGTTGGGACTCAGTTTAGTGTAAGATACCAAAGGACTATTTGTAAACCCCATTACTCGTCATCTCCTTTCCCGTCTCCCTCGCAGAAAGCGGCGATGGTGTCTAAATCGACAACATCTCCCTCTTCGTCATAGATGTAACCTGTCTCTTCGTCAAGGTTCAGACCGCCGACATAAGGAAGGTCATCGTCTATTTCGTGGTTGTAATACCTTAGATTTAGTTCGGGTTTCTTGTTTTCATTTGCCATAACATTTACCTCCTCTTATGACACTACTTCCCAAGTTTTCACTTCGGAATAAATCTTATCTATAAAGGAATTACCTTTAAGAGCTTTGTACGCTTCGTAGAGCATAACGAAGTTTTCGTACTCATATTGACGGATAACCTCACGCTCACGATTGTGGTAGTAGATACGGAGCATCTCGCTACGCAACTGACATTTCGTTCCGTTTGAGATTTTCCGTATGCTGACTATCACGGGAGTAATTACGCCAATGAGTACACCAATCTCGCCGATGAGGGTGGCGATGGTTGCTATTGTACTCATTCGCTAACTTCCTCCCATCCGTAAACGCCCGGTTCCCATACATTCGCATCGCAGGTAGATAATATAATCCTCCTCTTATTTCTTACTCGCCGATAGTAATCGGGGTAGAAGGTGCAACCGCAACGGTCATACCGATAACCTCATTAGTGCCGCCGCCAACTACGAACACAGACACATAGCCCTTGAAGTTGAACTTGCCATCATCGCCCGTAGGAGTAAGAGTGCCGTTGGCTTCGTTGCCACCGAACCATACTGCGAGTTCGAGTTCCTGTCCTTCGAGTGCTTTGAGCTTCGCAAACTCTTCTTTGGTGTAGTTCGCATTGAACTCCAAAGCATCCAAAGACTGAATACCCGGAATATAGGTCTGCATCTTATCAGACAGGGTGGTGGTTTCGAGCATTTCGGGAGAACCACCGAGGTCGGGAAAGTCCTTGATGTCAACGAGCTTCCCGTAGGTTTCTGCATCCTTTTTCATAAGGAACACTTTGTAAGTAGAAATAGCCATTTTCTTTACCTCCTGTAAATAGTTCCGTCTTTTGAAGCAACGGCAGCATACCGAGCAAAGAGTCGATACTTCGTTGCATCATCCAACGATATTGGGTTTTTAGTGATACGGGCGAAACCGATGCCCGTAAAATATTCATCAATCACCGCAAGGATTTCCTTGCACTCTGCCTTTTTGCCATTTCTTTTATTGGAATAGACATTGACATCGTACACAAGGTCAGCGTGATTTTCGTTGCTACCGCTATCTTGCGTTTGAGTATGAGCGTAGTTATCGCTCTCCTCGATACAAGCACAGGGGAACTCCGAGGGTGTTAAGACAGTCTCACCATAGACGGTGAACTTTGCACCATACTTATTGCGAAGTTTGGTCGCTACATTGGTGAAGATTTCTGTTTCAATATCAACCATTATCCGAAGACCTCCTTTGCAATAGTGTAAATCTCTGCTTTCATATCCTTTGCGGCGTAATACATCGCTTTCGCAGGTGGATTTCCGTAAGTGCGATAAACGCCATCACGAATCGGTTGACCTGCGTTACCTTGTTCACCGACATAAATCCAACCTTTTTCGTTAGCACCCTTACCCGAACCATAAGTTCCGTGAGTAAAACCAAACTCCGAAGACTGTGGATGTTCCGGGTTAAGAACGCCTGTACCAAACTCAATAAATAGTACCGCTTGACCTGCGGCAACTACTTGATAACCTGTCGCAGTAGTTTCAACACTCACCATTACATCGTTTGTACCTGCGTACATTGCATTGGTGAACTCTATCCTTGCTCGATATGCACCGAGCGTGGATAAGCGTTCCAAGAAGCGATTCACCTTATCCTGTAAACCTTTGCGGTAGTCCTCTATCTGCGAGATAACTTTATCGAGGTTCAGAATGGTAATGCTCACGATACATCCACCTTACTGATTGCGATAGATACGCTATTGAGCGACTTCGCTATCTTCTTGACGATGTAATCGAAAAGCAGGTTGCCATCTTCATCCCTCGCAGGGAGTTTATCGACAAACAGGACTGTGTTCTCATCAATCGGACAGTTGGTATCATCGAGGACAATAACCTTGTCATACTTCAAATCCTTACCGAACTGCTCGACCTGTGAAACGCCGGTCGCAGGAGAGATGTTCGCTTTCGCCCATACGGGTTCGGAGTAAATAATGCGAGGTTCTCCACTTTCGTTGCCGTACTCATCCTTACCGGGTTCGTCATCGACAAACAGAGCGTAGTAAAATTCCGTCTTATTTCTCTCCAAACATTTCATTGGGACTTACCTCCCAATACCGATGCGTGAGGGGTGATGTGTTTCAACATCGAATCCGGCACCGTTGCACTCTCATAAGAGCGAGAGATGCCGTTCTCACTATGAGCGGTTTCACCCTCAGCACCACGCTTGTTAAGCAGGTAGAGGGCAATATCAATTTGAGTTGAGTGGTACTTGATAGGTACATCTCGAATATCCGAACGGAACGGATAAGCCCGTCTCAGTATTCGTTCACCTGCCAAATCGAGAAAGGTGGACAACACGCTCTCATCGGTTTCACCCGATAACACTTTCAGTCTTTCGAGTTTCTGTGATTCGGTCATATTGTCCACCTCCTTTCATTACGCAATAGCGATTTTTACAACCTTAGTTGCATCGGTGAGAGCAGCAAGGTAATACTTACGAGAGAAGATAGTGTTCAAACGAGTATTAGCCGCTTCCTCAGAACGAGCATTTTTGGAAACCTGCTCGATTTCAGTACCCTTCTTGATGAAGAGAGTAACCGCTTCCTTAGTGCCGACATAGATAGCACCCGGAGTAGCATCCTTCTTAACATAAAGGTTCACGCCACCAACGGTGCCAACATAACCGTTCTTAGCAAAGGCTTCGACATACTTCAAATCATCTTTGAGTGCCTTACGAATCTTTGCCATATCCTCATTGCAGACAAAAGCGAAAGTGGTAACACCCTCGATGTTCTCGATGTTGAGCTTAGCCTGTGCATCAACAAAAGCGGCAAAATCGGGAGTTGTCGCAGGTACTTCGAGAGTAGCCTTAGCGAACTCAGCGTAGATGTCGGCATTGACTGTGTTGAACATATCAGTACCCATATGACGAGTGCCAACAGGAACAACATTGGGGTCGGTCATTGCCTGTTCATCGAAATACTCGAACTTGTTCTGAGCGAGTAAGATTCGATATTCTTCGGGAGTATAGGAAACCTCGATGCTCTTAGTATTGCCTTCGCCCATACCGAGCTTCTCAGTTCCGTTGGTTGCCCTATAAACATTGATTTTTCTCACCATTCCAGCAGTACCTTCGAGGGTACGGTCGATGGTGCAGAAGTTCTGCATATCAAGGTGAGAGTTGAATTGGTCTTCTACCTCATTAGACAGGTAGAAATTGTCGTAAATCTGATGTGCCATTACTGATTACCTCCGTTATAAAGTTCTTTGTATTCTTCGGGATGATTGACAGAGAAATCGTGTCTCTCCTGCGGCGAGAGTTTACGGAACTTTTCAAGAGTCATTCCGCTACCTTCACCACCTGCCGGGGGCTTAGGAGTATCACCGAGCAACTCTGCCTTAATAGACTTATCGTGTGCTTCGAGGAATTTCTTGTGATTAGCAAATACCTTATCAGTATCGCCATCGACCATAGCCTTTGCCGTAGCATCCGCAAGGGCTTCATCGTAACCCATAGCAAGGAACTTCGCCTTATGGCCTGCGATGAGTTCTTTCTTCTCCATATCAGCAACTTTCTGACGAAGAGTAGTAAGTTCCTCATCGTTTGCCTGTTTCTTCTGCTCCTCTTCGGACAGAAGGGCATTGTGTTTCTTACGCCAATCGGCTGCTTCGGAATTAGCCTTAGATGCGGCGTTTTTGTACTTCTCAACCTCAGCAGAGAGGTCATCGTACTCGTGGGCTTCAAGAGCCGCCACTTTTTCTTCGGGGGTCATTTCTGCATAACCCTCAATTTTGCTGACATCAATCTTTGCCATCTTAAATACCTCCTGCGTTTAACAAGGCAGTTCACTCTGCACTATTTTTCTGTTTTTGGTCGGGTTGTCTCCCGTCTGCGTTTGGTAGGTTCACTCCTATATATCAAGCCTTACGGCTATATACCAAAAGAAAAAGGGACTACGAGCCTGTTAAGCTCATAGTCCCTGTTGACTGTCTCCCTCTACCCGTTTATAGAGGTCTTCGTTTTAACTTTTCGTTCGATTTCAACCACAACGAGTTTACCGTTTTCTCTCTTCAACTCAGCCGAGTTTCCCTTTTTGAGAATACGACTGATTGCTTCGATAACCTCAGCGTTGATAATCGCAGTTGCCATTCCACTCATATTCATTCCTCCGAGTATGGAATCAGATAACATCTGCATCCGATGTGGGGTTTCGGTGGAACATCCTCGATGGGATAAACCTTGCCATCACGGGATTTACACACCTTGCACCTTTTGTCATCCTTGACCGACACCCACATAACATCACTCACGCCGGAATCCATATACGCCCTCTTAGTGGCAGCATCCGTAGTGATGATAGCATATTGAGTAGTCATTGCCGACCAATAGCGAAGTGCTGAGTCAACCTCAGCCGCCTTGTTCTCACTTGCAACCATACTCTCAAACAGACGGGAGCATTTACGCTCTACCTCATTCACATAAGAGTATTTAGTAGTTGGGTCGTATGCTTCTAACACAACCTCTAACAACCATTGCTCCGTGATAACAGAGACATCTTCGCCCTCAGCATTTTCGTAAGCGAACACCGCTATCTGATAGAGCATCTTACGAGTAAGTGCATCGGCTTCCCGATACAACTCCTTGACTGATTGCAGAATGTTCAACTCATCGAAAGAGGAGAGTGCTTTAAGTTTACCGAACATCTCGATAAACCGACTATTGAGGTAACTGATTACTTTATCAGCGTACTCATACATCGTCTTCTTCCTCCGCACCCTCGTTTACCTTGTTCTTCTCGTCATCGACCTGCGTTTTAGAGAATTTCGCCAACTCTTTTTCGGCTTCCTTTTTCTTCTCCTTTGCGTACTCCACGCTCTGTGTGTAAGCAAGTTCGGGGTCAACGAAGAGTCCCGAATGGGCGAAAGCAAGGCGAGGATGAATTTTATCATTGTTAAGCATCG